GCTATCAAGGCCTATACGCAGTATTGACGAACCACAAGATATGGTACTATACTCCCCACCATTGAACTACCACCGGATAACCCGCACCTCCTTGTCGGATCTCCGACCCGCGGCCCCGGGCTTCACCAAGTGTATATTTCAACGGACGGCACCATGAAATAGCTTGAGGCCCCATACCGGACAACCCTCCCAATAGCTTGGCTCGTGGCTAACCCGACCCGACGGAATCAACCTCTGTCACGGAAGGATCTGCTATGGCTGAAACTGCATATCAGACCCAATATCGACAGGAGTTCATCCACGGGTTCGAGGACAGGCAAAGCCGCCTGCGCTCAACGTGTGTCATGGAGACAGTCATTAAAGGCAACAAGGCAGTGTTCTTGGTTGCTGATAGTGGCAGTGCCACGGCAGGCACCCGAGGCGTGAACGGCCTCATCGCGGCCCGTGCCGACAACCTCACGCAGAATACCGCTACCTTGCTTGAGTGGCATGACCTTGTTCGCAAGACGGGCTTCAACGTGTTCGCCTCCCAAGGCGACCAGAAGCGCATCATGCAAGAGACCTCGATGGCAGTGATCAATCGTCGCATTGACGATGACATCATCACTATCTTGGACACCGCTACCAACGACACCGGCACCAGTTCGATTGCCACCCTGGATATGATTGCGAAATCGAAGACCATCCTCGGCGACAACTTCGTAAACATCGAGGAAGAGGACAACATGTTTGGCCTCATCTCCCCGGGTTTCGATGCGTACCTGATGCAGGTTCCCGAATATGCCTCGGCTGATTACGTCAGTTCCGAGCCGTTCTCGGGCCCCGCTCGGTTGTTCCGTCGGTGGTATGGCATTAACTGGATCGTCCATCCTCGCGTTTCTGGCTCCGTCGGAGCCGGTGGGGCTGGCACCACGGAGAAGGCGTACATGTACCATCGCAATGCGATCGGTCATGCCGTCGACAAGGAGACCATGCAGTCTCCCGTCGGCTACGACGAAGAGCAGGATTATTCCTGGGCTCGTTGCACCGTCTTCATGGGATCCGTACTGTTGCAAAACGCCGGCATCGTGCAGATGAAGCATGACGCCTCAGCGTATGCAGCCAGTTAAGGGAGGGTAGAACATGGCATATGCACCAGTAAGTTCAACTGTCGTCGGCACCCACCCGTTCCCGGTTCAAGGGATCGCGGCTGGCTCGACAGCAGGGAAGTTCTGGGTCTGGCCCAGCACTTACCTTCAAACCGAACTTGGCGCCTCGGACTTCGTTTCCGATGGCAAGGACATGGGCATGCAGCCCGGGGATGCTATTCTCAGCATCAACGCGGCCAGTGGTGTCGTTATGTTCCAGGTTGACTCCGTTGGGTCGACGTTCACGTCACTCAATATCGGTAGCTTGATCAGTTCGGCATCGTAAAGGGGGCGTACTATGGCATATGAAACAGGCAACCCTCCGCATCTCGCAGGGGATCAGCCCGTTGCGGCGCCCAGGACGTGGAAGTACAACTCCACGCATCTGGCGGCCGTTGTCGGTACGTCTGACCACATCTCTAACGGACAGGATCTCGGCATGGCTGCTGGTGATACGGTGATTGCCATCGAGGCAACGCTGGGCACCTTCGTCACGTCGATCCATTCCGTAACGGTTGTGGCCGCGACCTATGTGTCGCTCTCTAAAGGGCTGATCGTGAGTTCAGCCTCGTAAGGTTTCCTCATCGGAGACCAACCCGCGGGGGCATTCGTTTAACGGCGGGTGCCCCCGTTTCATTCAGCAAAGGAGCATGAAGACAATGGCGAAAGCCAGCAAGAAGACCGAAGCCAAAACACCGGATACCCCCAAGGGCCTCGGGAGGGGGCCTGAAGCAATGAGGGACCGCCTTCAGGGCGAACAGGTCGAAGTCGTGACCCCAACCCCAGAGCCCGAACCCGAGCGGCGCGTGCGCCTCCAGGGCATGGACCTTCAACTGAAGGAAACCACGCAAAACGCATACACCGCCGAGCCACCCGCCGGCACCTCCCGAGAGGACGTGATGGACCCGTCGTTCTGGATGCATGTTGCGACACGGCTGCGCCCGAAGACCGAGGTCACGGTTCTGCCGCAGGACGGCGCCTTCTACATGAAGGTGTTCGTGCGGTATGCCGACAGGACATCGGCCAGGATTCATGAACTGGACTACCAGGAACTCCAGATCGTCACCGCCGAGGAGGTCGAGAACAGACTGTTCGATATCGGCTTCAACTCGGGCAACCTCTTCTTCGTCTACCGGAAGGCAGACAGCGCCGTCCTTCAGGCCAAGTTCCAGGCCAAGGAAGAAGCGGCCGCCTGGATGAGTGAACACATGAAGGCGATGGGGGTCTCCGCGTGACCACGCAACTGACCCTCTACAACGGCGCGCTGTGCATCCTGTCGCAGCCTGAACTGTCTGCCGTTGACGAGGACAAGGAAGCGAGGCACGTCCTCGACCACTGGTATGAGGACAAGGATTCGCGCAAGGCATGCCTCGAGATGGGCAACTGGAACTTCGCCACCAGAACGCTGTCGATTGACTACAACTCTTCGATCACACCCAGCTTCGGGCTGAAGAGGGCCTTCTCCAAACCCAGCGACTGGGTGAGAACCACGGAGGTGTCGGCTGACGAGTACTTCTCCGCGCCGATGACGGACCTCGAGTTCAAGGATGAGGCGCAGTACTTCTTCGCCGACATCGACAAGATATATGTTCGGATGGTTTCCAACGACAACAGCTACGGGCGAGACCTCAGCCTGTGGCCGGAATCGTTCACCAACATGGTCGAGGCGTACCTCGCCTGGAAGATCGCGCCGCGGGTCAACCCGAAGCGCGAGGACGAGTCGAAGGAACGCTTTGAAGACGAAAGGAAACACGCACGCTCGAAGGATGCCCTTCAAGAAGGCATCAAGTTCATGCCTAAAACCGGATGGCAGAGATCCCGGCGCAGCCGCACCAGCGGAAGCCGCGACCTCGGAAGCCGTTCAAGCCTGACCGGCTGACATGGGTGAGGCCAACGCCCCTATAGCCACGATGAACCGTGGCATCGTCGATGACAGGGCGCTGGCCAGAACCGACATCAAGCGCATCGCCCTGGCGGCCTCGATCCAGACCAACTGGATGGCGAGGACGCTGGGGTCGATGATCCTTCGCCCCGGCCTTGAGAAGATCATCGAGAGCCTCGGGCGCGCCAAGCACGTTCCCTTCGTCTTCGCCACCAAGGACATCGCCGCCCTGGAGATATCGGCCGGCAAGTTCAGGGTGCTGACCAATAGCGAGGGACTGGTGACAAGGCCGACCAACAACACATCGATCGCCAACGGCACCTTCGAGACCAACCTGACCTCATGGACGGACAGCGACGAGGGCGGCGCCACCTCGGCCCAGAAGACCGTCGACGGCAAGGGCGTGATGTCCCTGATCGGGACGCGGTTCAACGCCGCCATCCGCGACCAGGAGGTCTTCGTCACCGATGGCCTGAGCAGCCCCGGCAAGGTCGTCAACAACGAGAGCAAGGTCTACGGGCGCAAGAGTTACATCACCAGCGGCGACCAGATGATGCGGGTCAGCCAAGGCTCCGTCGCCGGCGTTCACCAGCATGCTATCAGGGTGGTCGTGCAGCGCGGCCCCGTGACGATGTCCATCGGCGCCTCGTTGGGTGGCCAGGACTACATCAGGGAGAGCAGCCTAGATGAGGGCGTGCATTCCATCGCCTTCACGCCTCGGGGCAACTTCTTCGTGCGCTTCCTGAACCGCGACGAGATCGATGTCACTGTCGACGAGGTGTCCATCGAAGGCCCCGGTGCCATGGAGATTCCCGTTCCCTATCGGGAGGAGGACATCAGCAAGATACGCTGGGCGCAATCCGGTGACGTGGTTTACCTCGCATGCGAAGGCTACCAGCAGTACAAGGTTCAGCGCCGCGGCACGAAATCATGGTCGGTGGTCAAGTACCTGACGACGGACGGCCCGTTCAGGGTCATCAACGTGTCGTCGACCACGCTGACATCAGACGCCCTCAGCGGCGAGGCTACGATCACCGCCAGCCAGAACGTCTTCAACTCGGACCACATCGGCGCCCTCTTCCGCCTACGCTCGGTGGGCCAGAAGGTCACGGCCGCCATCACTGCCGAGGCGCAGTGGTCGGATTCTATTCGCGTGGTCGGCGTCGGCAACTCGAGGATCTTCGATGTCGATATCACGGGCACATGGGTGGCCACGGTCACGCTTCAGCGTTCCATTGATGATGAGGGCTCATGGGTGGATGTCACGACCTGGACGACGAACCAGAACACCACGCATAACGACGGCCTGGACGACACCATCGCCTTCTACCGCATCGGCGTCGACACGGGCGACTTCACGTCAGGCACGGCCAACGTGACCCTCGAGTGGGACGGCGGCGGCAGCCTCGGTGTCGTCAGGATGCACACCTACACCTCACCGACCTCCATGGGCGGCTCCATCGTCAAGAGGATGGGCAACACCACCGGCACACCGGACTGGTACGAGGGGGTCTGGTCGGAAAGCAGAGGCTGGCCGACATCGACAACCCTTTACGAAGGAAGACTGTGGTGGTTTGGGCGCGACTGGATTATCGGCTCGGTGACCGACGCCTTTAGATCCTTCGATGACGAACTGACGGGCAACTCGGCGCCGCTGATCAGGACGCTGGGCCAGGGCCCCGTCGATGTCATCAACTGGGGCATCGGCCTGCAACGCCTCATCATCGGTACGGAGGGCGCGGAGATCTCGATCAGATCGGACGCCTTCGACAAGCCGATCTCGGTGGACGAGTTTAACCTCAAGGAAGCGTCGACCCTGGGCACGGGGGCGATCAAGCCGGTCAAGGTGGATAGCCGCGGCCTGTTCGTTGATCGCTCCCTCTACCGGCTCTACGAACTCGAGTACACCTTCGACAACAACGACTATGGCGCCACCGACCTCAGCCTGTTGGTGCCAGACATTGGCTCACCTGGGTTCATCCACATCGAGGTGCAGCGGAAACCAGATACCCGCATCCACGGCATCCGCTCGGACGGCACCGCCGCCGTGCTGGTCTACGACCCCGCCGAGGAGGTCAGGGCCTGGATACCCGTCGAGACAGGCGATGCCGATGGCATCGACGGCGTCATCACCGACTGCATCACCTTCCCCGACAAGGAGGAGGACAGGGTCTACTATCAGGTGCTCCGCGTCGTCGACGGACAGAAGAAGCACTTCCTCGAGAAGTGGGCCAAGGAATCCGAATGCGTCGGCGGCGACATCAACAAGCAGGCCGACTGCTTTACAGAGTTCAACTACGACAGGCCCCGCTCGACCATCGATGACATCCCCCACCTCAACGGTCAGACCGTGGTGATCTGGGCGGATGGCCGGTGCCTGGACGATGCCAGCGGAGACATCCAGACGTTTACGGTTTCCAACGGATCGGTGACGCCGACGGACGGCGGCGCGGCGACGACGGTGACCAACGGCGTGGTCGGCATCCAGTACACATCGACCTTCAAGTCGGCGAAACTGCCGTATGGCGCATCGCTCGGCACCACCCTGACCCAGCGCCAGCAGATCGAGAAGATCGGCCTGGAACTCATCAACGTCCACCACAAGGGCCTTCAGTTCGGCAGGGACGCCAGCAACCTCGACACGCTGCCGCAGGTCATCGACGGCGCGGCGGTGGCTGATGACACGGTCCACGAACACCTATCGGAACCGGAGATCACCTTCCCCGGCGAACTGAACACAAACGCAAGGCTGTTCCTGATCGGCAAGGCGCCCCGGCCCTGTACGGTGCTGGCCAGCGTGCTGCACATGGACACCAGTGAAGTACCCTAGCATCAGACCGGCGACCCGGGCCGACCTGGAGGCGCTCTATGGAGATGAAATCAAGCCCTACACATATCGTGCATGGGCCGCCGTACTGGACGGAGAGGTGCTCGGATTGGCCGGCATGGTGTACGCAGATGATGAGGTCACCGTCTTCTCGCACGGCATCGAGGGGGCGATTGAGAAGTATCCCGTGACCGCGGCGCGGATGACCGTGATGGTCATGAAGGCCATCAAGGGGCATACCTGCAAGGCCGAGGCCAACGAGGACATAGAGAATGCGCCGGCGTTCCTTGAGCGGCTCGGCTTTAAACACTTAGACGGAAAGGTATGGCTATGGGAGAGGACATGAAAACAGCCGGCGGCGTCATGGATTTCATGGGCAAGATGACCACCGCCAAAGGCCTCGAGGAAGCCGCGACAGCGTCATTGGAGTCGCAGCGCCGTACCGCCGCCGACCTCAGGGCCCGTGGGCGTGCCGCCCTAGCCAGGGGCACACACGAGTACGAGGACCTGACCGACATCAAGGAAGCGGTGATGTCCGACTTCGACGCTGCCGCCGGTGGTGGCGGTGGAGATCCGTCGACGGTCAAGCGCAAGGCCCAGATCGAGGGACGCTACGCGAAGGTCGCCGCCGATGCCCTCACCGCCAGGAAGCAGGAGAAGCAGGATCTCGAGAGGAAGGCCGAGAGCGCCGAGCGGGACGCGATATCGATGTTCAACTACTACAACTCTCAAGCCGCCGGGACACGCTTCTCGGCGTTTGCCAGCCTGATCACCAGCGGTGCCGATATGATGACGCTGGGCCAGAAGTACGGCAGTTCGCCGGCAACCAGCGTGGCGCCTAGCCCTGGTCTAAGAACGCCCCTCGGGTCGTCTGGTGGCCTCAGGGGCGGCGTAGGCCCCAACCCGTTGCCGTCCTGGCCATCTAGAATGCAGGCCTAGCCCATGGTAACCCTTCCCTCAGGCATCATGAAACAAAGCGCCCTCGGCAGGGAGCATCTGCCTGCCGTGATCGAAGACAAGCACGCCGCCAAGTCGGGCCTCGGCCACGCCGCATACGGAGAGAAGATGTCGGCCGAAGGCAAGAAGATGATCGCCGCCGGCGACAGGCTGAAGAAGCGCGTCGATAAGATCGAAGGCGCCAAGGCGGAATCGGCAATCTACCAGGAGGCCATCAAGATCGGCGCCGCCGTCGAGGAGGAGTATAAGGATCGTCCCGGCGAGATGCAGGGCGAATATGAGAAGCGCATGGGTGCTGCGTGGGGCAAGATCGGGGCAGGTATCTCCAATCCAGAGAACCGCGTCATGTCCGATGCCAAGTACTCCGACCTGCTGGCCAGGGGCAGTGAGCGCACGCGGCTGAAGGCCAAG